TCCCTCTCGTCCATTAAACCGAGTTTTTGAGCAACGGGATTTTCTGCTGCCTCCTGACTCCCGGCGTCAGGCTGTGATCCAATTTCTTGTTCGTTCATGCGGTTAAGGTCGCAAGTGCCTTTAATTACAATCCAGTAACGCTGGAAGGCCCGTTGTTGGCGTTATGCCAAATCTTTTTCTTCAGTCAAGCCATTTAGTTTCAATGCTTCCTGTCTAAGTGTTAAAAGCGTGGAATAAACCAGATTTACGCCATCCGCCTGACCGCAAGCGTGAATACGGTCCTCTCCGCGGACGTCAGCCCGAACAGCGCCCATCCACATGGTCTCCTGCATCTGCTGGATCGTTTCAATGATTTGATCCCAGATGTGGTTCTTGCCGGCAAAGCCGTAAGCTGCGCGTTCTTTCTGTGTCATGTTGCTTGTTGAGATGCCTGCCGGTACTCGACCAGGGCAGGGATAAGTTGTGCGCTTGTCTCAAGAAAATCCAATTTCTTTTGCTCGCCAGAGTATGGGCGCCTTCCTTTAAACAGCCTTAGCGCACCACCCTCTTCGTATTTCTTGAAGTCATCAAGGTGCGGAATAACAGATCTGATGTTTGATATTTGAGCTCGAAGTGATCTTTTTGCTTCTTCAGTAAATCCAGACATTGCCTCTTCTTGATCTTTTGACTTTGCCAGATCAATTATGAACGACTTGAACTCTTCTGGAGTCTCAAACCGCTTGCCGGTCATGGCGTACTGTTCTCTTTGCACTTTGGCAAGGCCTGTTGGCAAGTGGCCTTGTCCTCCCATGTATCCAGCATCTTTTGTGTCTTGTGCGTAAAACTTTACGTTCGGATCAAGCGCATGAAAAGATTCATGCTCCAAAGTGTCTCGAAACGACTTGGCAAGATTTTCGCTTCCTAAAAAAGATCGAGCCAAATCTTTTGGATTGCCGTAATTGTTGGCAATCATTTCCTCTGGAGTTAAAGAAAGTGTTCTTCCAGCATTTGCGGCAGGATTCATCATCCCAATGATATTTTGCTTTGGAAGATAAAGTGATCCAATTTCGCTTTGCTTAACAGGGATTTGTCCTTTAATTTGCTCGTAATAAGCAGGATCTACAGCAATTTTTTGTTGCGGTAATTGATTGAGCGCAGCGGCGTATTCCGCTGCCGCCGCCATTTCTTTTGCTGCAGCTTCTCCGTAATACGGTGCAGCAGTTTCAAGGGGACTGACACTGACGTTTTTTGGAAAAACAGCAGGAAAATCAGCGGCATACCGCATCAAATCCTCGTAGGTTTTTGGCCTGTTTTCTTCTTCAGCCTTTTTTCTGGCAGCCTCAAAAGCCTCGCGAATAGCAGCGGCAGTTTTTTCTGCCCCAGCATCAGGCTGTTTTTCCTTTGGTTTCTTGGCCATGCTACTGTCCGGGCTGCGGTTGCATCGGTGTCACGCCAAGCCTGCCGATCTGGGCGTTCTGCTGCTGCATGACGCTCATTTGCAAGTTCTTGACGTAGTTCTGGAAGAGTTGCTGAAAGATTTGATCCTGCTGAAGCGCGGCCTGAGCCTTGGGATTGTTCTGCATAACCTGCTGGGCAAACTGGAGTTTCGTCTGCGCCGCGGGATCGTTCTCTTGGTACAGCGCCTCATTCCCCAGAAGCATCATCCCGATGTCAGTCTGTACGTCCTTGAACATCTTCTGGGACGCCTGCTCTTGGTTGAGGATGAGCTCGGACGCCATCTCCGGAGCAATGGCCTGAATGAGCATCTCGGTGATCCTGTTGGCGTTAAGCACGCCACCGGTGTCCATCTGCTTGATCTTGGTCAGGAAGTCCACCTTCTGGGCGATGTACTCCTTGTCCAGGTTCATCACGTCAAAGCGGACGTTGATGTCAAACTCGTTGTGAATGTCGGACAGGTTCTGCGGCAGTGTGCCGCCTGTAATCCTCTGGATCTCGGCCGGAGCCATGTACTGGCAGCAGAGCGAAAACATCTGCCGGAACACCGAGCGCCATGAGAGCAACCATGAGTTGACCAGTGCCTGCTGAAGGAACTGGGTGGTCATGGGGTTCACGTTCCCGTTGTTGGTGCCGAAGTAGGCTGCATGCTGGGCCTCAACGCGCTGGATGAGGTTGAACGCCACGGTGGGCTCACGGGCCGGCGGCTCCATGAACGTGTAGTCGTTCTGGTTGGTGACCGGCAGGGACACGCCTGGGCCGATCTTGTTGATGGCGCCGATGCGCTTGACCACCTTGATCGGAGGCAGTGTTGAGAAGGCCGTGTGATCCCGGATAGAGTCGTGCTGGGCCTTGATTTCGTCCTGATCGGTGCTGGCAAGCTCCGGGATCCCGCGGGTGTCGGTAATCGCCCGGCGGATCTGCTCGCGGCGAAACTCCACGAAGGGATACTCGCCATGGGCGTAGTCCAAACGCTCATGGATGGCCCAGGAATCGCCGTCTGAAAGCCGGTTTGAGGCGGCCTGCGGGCAGATGACGGTGTAGTAGATGGCCGGAGCGTTGCCGTCGAGGCTCTTGGTGTAGCAGTACACCACTTCGACCATGTTCATGTAGTTTACACCGTTGTAAACCATCATGGTGGTCGTCGGGAGCAGGTTGATGTTGTAGTAGGAGCTGGATTTGCCCAACTGCTGCAACGCACGCTCCACCCAGTCCGGATTCCAGCCTTCAGTCGTGATTTTTTCACGCAATTCGACCTCGGACATCCAAGTCCGGCGGAAAATCACGCGGGAACGCTGCAAATCCGCGGTCTCCGGCGGGAAAATGATCTCATCCCATGGCTTCAGGGCCACAATTTCGGGCAGATTCTTGCTGACGTACTCCTCGTCAGCGGTGGTTTCGCCGGTTTCTGCCAGTTCACGCACCATCCGCTTGGCGTCAGCGTTGGAAAGTGTCGGCATGCCGGTCTTGAGGATCTCGGCAGCCTGTTCCGGCTCGCTGATTATGAGCTGCGGAAGCTCCATCAGCACCTGACTGCCGGACTGCTGCGCCAACTGCACAACATCCTCCATGGTGACGCGCTGTGACCGCTTGCTGATGTTCTGCTGCCAGCCCACGAAGAAGGCGCTCCAGCCGTACTGAAGGGCGTACTGAGCCGCCAGAGTAGCCTCCTTGTAGAGCTGCTGGGGCATTTTGCAATCCCGGATCCAACGCAGCAGGGTTGTCCCAAGCTGGGACACTGTCATGTCGTTAAGCTCGTTGCCGATGGCCTTGAGTTCAGCCTTCTGGAAGGCCCCGACAAGCAGGGTGGTCAACTCGTTGCAGGTAGCGTCGATCAGCCGGGTGCGGACGTCGGAGGCACCCTCAAAAGGCCAGGCCGGGTCTCCCTCGGAGCGGTTCTCAGAGTGCTTTTTGCCGTCATCCGTTTGCCCGGGCCACCGGCAGAACCGAATGTTGTCGAACTTGGTGATCAGGTTCCCTTGGGAGGAGTTGATCATCGCCCGGTTGTACTCGCTCAAGAGCTCCCCAACATGTGGGTTCTTTGACGCAATGGCTAAAACGTCCGTGTTGGTGTTGAGCATAACTTTAATAACTGCCGCACTTATTAAACTTTTGCCACTCCTTGGAGGTAAAAGACGAAACGTGGCGAGGTTGCATTACCACAAGGTAGCCCAAAGCGTCAATCGGATCTTTGCAGGCTCCCTTCTGGCCGTCATGCCCGGTCCACTCCCTGAGAGAGTAAATCAAATTCTGGCAGCTTTCATGTACCATTAACCGTGGATGATTTGTTTTGATGTCGATATCCGCTTCACGGTTAAAACACAAAAGATCGTTGATGATCAAAACACGTTCATCCACTGAAACGCTTGCGGCAGGCTGAAAATACAGCGGTTCAGAAGCGTCCATAAGCAGGTCCAGCAGCGTGATGCCACCTTCCTTCGTCGTAGCCTCCGTGCCTGCGCTTCTCGGGTCGATGTAGCGTTCTGCGATCTCCTCGCGTTTGTCAGCATGGGTTTCTAGGGACCAAACCAGTTCGGTGTACTCGTTGACGCCGCGGCCGGCACCACTCCTTTGAGCCGGGCCTGCCCTGCCGTCAGCCTTGTCGCTGGGAAGAGCCCACTCTCCATAGCTCTGGTCCGGCCACTCCCGGTAGACCCAGATGGTGCCGTAGGGGTCAACTCTGGCCCAGAGCATGAACCAATTTCGCGCTCCGGCAGGGTCAGCCACCATGTAGTTGGTCCCGATGGGCGCCCGTTCGGTGACAGGATCCGCAAACACGTTGAAGTCCCCAAACAGCGGGAACTGACTGCCGGCAGTCTGGTCCGCCCAGCCGTAGGCACGGATCTTGATCTCGTGTGTGCTGCGGCCTTCCAAAGTTTTGCACATCCGGTCCCAGTTGTTGTACGGGTTCAGTTTCGAGTGAAACCAGACGCAGCCGTGTTTCCCGTACACGCCTTCCGCCAGGTAGGGCATGTTGCCGCGGGGAACGCCGATGACGTTGTTGTTGGGAAGAAGCTCACTCTCCTTCCACTCCTTGATCCTCGAGGTTGAGATGAACTCCTTGACCACCTGGGTGTACCCCTGAATCGGGGTAAAGGTCACAAGCAGCTTCCCGTTCCGGGTGACGAGCCGGTAGCGCAGGGTCTCGAGCCAGTCCGCCGGGACAAGCTCATCACACCACACAAAGTCCACCTCACCGCCTTCCACAACCTTGATGTCCTGCATGTAGTTCATGAACCAGATCTGGTTCCCGTTGTAGACGGCCGTGTTGTCCGAGAACCCGTTCTTCTGGGTCCAGCTCACGTGCGTTGTCCGGGTGCGCTTGGCCTCCTTAAGCTCGGTCGGCAGGTACTTGTGAAAGACGTTCTGCTGCATGGCCACGCTCGTGGCGTTGGACTGGTGCAGGCACCAGATGTTGACTCCGCGCCTTTTGAATTTCTCGCCCACCCACTCCGGGCAGTGCCCGTTAAGATCGGTCCCGATGAAAGCCTGGGCCATCCGTTTGGCGGCGTACTCAGTTTTCCCTGCCCGGTTCCCGCCGAGGACGAGAAGCTCGGCATGAGCGTTAAGGATCTTGTCAGCATCCTTCCAGCACTCCAGCTCCGTCCCGTACCGGTGGGGATCCGCCTGCTCCGCCCTGACGCGCTGCTCCCGCATCTCAAAGAGGCGCATGACCTCCTCAGGCCCGACGTTCTCAATCATCTGCTGACGCTGCTTCTTGTCCGGAAGAGGCAGGAGCGGATGCTCCGTCAGGGGTTGGTTGAGAATTTTGTGGATGATGCGATTTTTTTGGTCGTCAGGTGTTGACATGTTCGGGCTGGTTTGAGATGCTTCAGGTGTCTCCTAACATAAGGAGGCCGCGTAGCCCCTGGTCAACCTGAAACACTGGAGCCACTGGTGAAGACATGGTTCTCGGTATCCCTCTGGACCGAGATTAAAAATCGCTGGCGTCGAAGAGCCAGTGAGTGCTGCACAGTCTGGCCGCGAAAGAGCCAATGAGAATTTGAACGGGTAGCCATGATCTCAGTGACTGTG